CATCGAGCGGTAGGGACCATACTTCAGACCTACGCATCCCTGTTTCCCTGAACATCCAATAAGCACGAAGTAATGTTTTCTTATTATGGGTTTCAAGAGATTCCAGGTGGGCCAGGATGGCATCCATCTGCTGGGGTGTGTAGGGCTGAACCTTCCCAACAGTTTCCTTTACTTCCTTAATAATTGGTTTCTTATTTATCCAATCCTGTCTCTGACAATAGTTAAGGAATGCATTGATTTGTCGAATATGCTTATTCGTTCCACCAGGAGTGTGATTCTGAGAATACTTATAAATCCAGTTAGCAATGGTCTGTTCGTTTATGTCAGACAGCTTCCTGAACGTATCAGGCTCTTCTAAGAGCTTGTTTGCGGTCTTCAGGTAGGCTTTATGAGTTTCTTCAGAATTGCGGTTCTTTACGACAGAGATCCATTCATCACATGCTTCTTCCAGTGATATATTTTGAATCTTTATTTTTTCATGTTTGAAACTTTCAACAATCTGTTTGTATTTCTTCAACCAAAGTTGCTTGATAATCCGATTCTGTTCAGACTTGGATCGTTTACGTCTACGATCTCCAGAATCGTCATAAATGAGATATTCGATGGTGCAGAGGTCTCTGCGAGGGGCAGGCTTCCCAAGGTCGTGGAATCGACCAACAACGACTCCACGCCTTTTGTCTCTCATGTAGTCAGTTTGTGATCTGCTCAAGGATGGATTCAGCTTCCTGCTGGTTAATACCGCCTTTTGATAATTTTTCTATGACATTCATCAACATGCGGTTTTCATCTTCAAGACGATTATTGTCTTTTTCCAATTGCTTTATGTATTTTTCCTTGTATTCAGAATCAGCGACTTGTTCTCGTCCCATGAGTAACCAATCTACGCTAACTGATTCCATTTTGGCAAACTCCATTAAATGGTTATACGGCACTTTACCGTCTTTTTTGTATCTATATAGATCTTGCTTCGTCAGTTTCAAAGAAGATGCAACCTCTGCATCGGTGTGAACCTTAAGGTGGGTCTTTAATCGGTTTAAAATATTGATAATATTCATAAGATATAAATGTTATTGGTGATTCTTTTGAAATCTTAATTTCCATATACCTCCTTTTAAATGCTGCCCCTTGCTTTCATTGGGGGAATTGATCATAAGCCCGAGCTAGGCGATTAAATTTATAACCCACTGAAACCATTGAGTATAAAAAATGTTGACTCCAGTAGGAATATTTCCTACTATAAGTTTCATTAGGCTAAGTTAATTTACTTAACATTAATGAACCTGTCAATAATTTTTCAATGAACCTCAAGGAAGCTTACGACTTTTATCAAGGTGTGCGGCTGTCACAAGTCGCTAAGGACCTGGATGTATCTGAAGCATTCGTTAGTCAGGTGCTATCTGGGAAAAGAAGTTCTGCCCAAGTAACAACCGAGTTACGGCAGAGAATTGAGAATCGAATAACCGAACTGAAATCTAATCTATGTTCTCATCAGTCCAGCTAAAGAGAGCCGAATGGCATGTAAAGAAGATCCTAAAGTTCAGTCTTACCAGAGAAATATTGTGCCGAAAACACGAGGAAATGCCTGATGGTTTTCGCTACTGGTTCGACCTCTCCCATGGGTCAAACATCATCGTTCACATCAAACCCAAGAATGAGATTCATTTTTGGTTCAATGGGAAATTCCTGGCAATTCTGCCAATTAGAGACATCTCAGGTGTTGATTATTATGACCAAAAGAAACTCAGAGCCCTCTTCTGCTAAACCTTTGTCGGAAGCAACGGGAAAGCGTTTGGCAGATGCGTTTGAAGAACTACAGAAGTTGTGGCTTGGGGGCCCTCTCCCCCCTGCCGAGGCAGTGAGGGGGGATCGGGCCAAACAATTCATTGAAAAATTAAATGACAAATAATTTTGCAGTAGACGATCAAAAAGCACGGCTCCAGGGCATAGGTGGCTCTGAAGCGAGTGCCGTGATGGGAGACAATCCCTATCTGAGTGCTTATGAACTAGCCCGAATCAAGATGGGTTTGGATGAACCAGAGGTGGTGGATAATGATTTTGTGCGATGGGGAAACGACATGGAATGGTTCTATCGCAGAAAACACAGAATCAGGAAACCCAGCAGGACTTATTTCTATAAGGATGCCAACTATCTTTTCTGCCATTTAGACGGACTGAATGCACGGAAAGGAATCATTTATGAGATCAAAGCACCTACATTTCAGAGTCCAAAGTATGTAGTTGATGATTGGAGAAATCTTCCCAAGCACTATTTATGGCAATGCGTTCATAACGGTCTGGTATGGAACAATGCAACAAATAAAATGAATCCTCTGAAAACAGTTGAACTGATCATTGTCATTGCTCCAAAACCATTGGTTTATGAAATTCCATTTTATGATTTAGTTCAGGAAATGGGAGTCCAGTATTTTGATCGTGTAAACGCATTCTGGATGGACTGTGTTTACGATAAATTACCTCCTCCTGAGACGAAACGGGATATGAAACTGGCGTATCCTAGTGTTAATCAAGCCGAGTACCCAGAAGCCAATTCTGAAGACGTAACTAACGTCAAAATCCTCAACGATCTGAAAGGGAAGAAGAAGACTTTAGAGGGCTCAATCGAGCTTTACTCGAACCTAATACGAGGTTCTATCAAGAACTTCAATGGTCTTAGTTTAGATGGAGAAATCATTGCGTCAAACAAAGACACGAAGAGTGGAAATCGCCTACTCAAAACCTACGAAATTAAGGAAACAATCAATGAGTTCTGAACGAGCAGTTGCCGAAAGTAATGTTGTTGCCCTCCACAGCCCAATGGATATGCCCATTGAGCAGTTTAAAGCAGGCCTGGAGCAACGAGAAGCCAACCGACAAGCACTTTTACAATGGATAGCAAAAACCCTTGTAGAAGGAGTTGATTTCGGAATTATCCGAAACAAGAAATCCTTGTGGAAACCTGGAGCCGAAAAAATCACAGGGATGCTTGGGATCAAGCGTGAGTATCCAGGTTTTGACAAGTATCAGGATGCCGCAGTCGAGGGAAAATCCATCGATCAGATCGTTATTAAATGCGTTCTGAAGAACGGACAAAACGTTCATGTATCCGAAGGACTTGGGGGTCGTACAGTACGCCAGGAAGGCGGTGATCTCAACAAAGCACTCAAGATGGCCGCAAAGTCATCATTTATTGATGGCACTCTGAATCTTGTGGGCTTAAGTGAGATTTTTACTTTGGATCTGGAAGATATGTTTCCAGATGAAATCCAAAAGAATGGAGATGACCAAAGTGAGGCCCCCTCGAAGCCCCCTGAGACAAAAGCAGAGAAGAAGCCTGCTCCGAAGAAGGTCAAAATCGAAGTTGATCCTACACCAGAGGAAAGGCTCACTGCTTACATTGGAAGCATCAACGATGAGGAGTTTGCAGATCAGGCTCGCAGGATGACTCAGGAAATCAGTGATCTTGGGTCATTGAAGAAGTTATGGATGGAATTCCGTGACGCCCGTGACAACGGAGATATCACCGAATCTGAATTCAAACAGATTGATACGATTAAGGATCTGATGAAAGAAATCCTGAAATGATTAACAAAACAGATCTTTTAGATTTAACAGAAAGTCTGCTTAACCAAACCTGTTTCAATAATTGGGAAATAACAGACATTAAATACGAAGAAACTGAAAACCCGATTGGCATAGATATCCGCACAATGGAATTCAAAGTCCATGTATGGAGGTTAGCTGAAGAAAAAACAGAATAACACCCACATGCAGAAGTCCAAATCTGGGATCTCCTATGTTCATTCCCAAAGCTCTGGATAACGGTTCCGTGATGTTTTTGTACGTTTTTCATCACACAGGTTTGCTTATCGCCTGAAGAACTGTGGCTTCTGCATGTCCTCATCGATACCGATTAACTTTAACTGAGGAACAGGTGTTTGCTTTGGATGATTTGTTAGACAAATTTCTTAATGAAAAAGCACAAACGGACCCGAAATGGTTTCATGGGATGGACATGGACAATTTATCAGTTTCCCATGACAAATTAATGGCACTGATTCAGAGGAGAATTGACCGAGGTGAAATCTAAACTTAAAGCGATTTTGAAGATGAATTTGAGCGATAGACAGCGCAGAATTCTTATTGCTGAAGACGTTCTAGGAATCTACGGAGTTGAGCATATATCTGCGGTTACGGGGATTTCGATGAACCATGTCTATGCTGAATTGAAAGCCATGAAAGAGTCCCAGGTACGTAGTACGTACTTGGTACTAACTGAAGATGATATTAAACCTAAAGATCTTCATGTAGATAATACTGAAACAGTAACTAATGCTCATGTAGATAATAAACCTCAATTAGGTATTAAATCTAAAAGATCTTATAAGTTTAATGATGATTATATAGATATATATAGCAAATACCCAAAACAAGTCGATAAGCAGAGAGGTGACAAAAATTACCGCAAACTTGTCAAAGAGGGTTATACCAAATCCTTCCTTCTCCAGTGTGTAGAAAATTATCTCAACAGTGGTGATAAAACTAAGGTTCGAGATCGTGATGTTGACTACATCAAATCGTTAGCAAATTTCTTTGGTACAGATCAGGTTTTTTTAGAATACAAAGAAACCTCTACATCGTTACGACCTCCTCCAGAGCCTTTCATTGATGAGGATAACTCCATTTCTAATCTCTTGGTATGAGTGACTACGATCCTTTTGAAATAGTGCCATCACAGCATCCAGACGATCAGGAAGCGGTGCAACGCAGAGAAATGTTAGAAGCCATAGAAAAAGTCCAAAACTTTCTTGAAGACTCAAATTACGTTCATTCCAAAAGCTTAGTCAATGCACTTGACGAAATTTATCACTACATCCAAGAAAACGACACAGATCTAGTCCATGGGATATAGAAAACTCAAAGATGCCATCGTCAATGCAAAGTCTGGTGACAACTGGTTTATGGACTTAGTGAACAGAAAAGCCTCACCAGAAGCACGGGAACGCATCAAAAACGGCATTAGAATGGACCAGGAGCCATCTTTTTTCAAAACAGATGATGGGAACACCGTTCCTGTTTACACAGACAAAGATGGCATCTCTACAGTTTTTGAAGCAGATCTTAAAAAAGTCAACGAAGACACCAATCTTGCGAAGTTTGATGTTCAGTTACGGGAATGTGGAATGGAGGAATATTCCAGAGCATCTTTTGAATCCATCAACACCTACAAATTCTTGAAGAAGAAGTTCCCAAGAGACTTGGTTCCCATGTTTGATGTTCGCCCAATGGCCTATTTCTATGGAGGAGCAGGAACGGGCAAAACAACCCTTGCGTGTGCCATCGGACGGGATTTCGCACGCAGGGGTTATCCCATTGTTATCAGACGATGGACCAACTGGCTCACCCAGTTCCGTGAAGTCTATGACGATTCATCGGAAATGGTCATCACCGATCACATGAAAAAGGCTCAGAACGCATCTTTATTGATTCTTGATGAGATTGGTACCGACAAGAAAAACACGGCTACTGAGTTTGAAATAGAACAGCTTTCCAGGATCGTTTCAGACCGCTACGGGAATGGGAAACCTATGATCATTACTTCCAACATTGACCCAGACAAACTCGAAAGGATTTATGGGGCGCAAATCTCAAGCAGAATCACGGACCAGAACAAAAGTTTCCTCCAACGGTTTGACGGAGAAACTAACTATCGGCAAAACAGAAGAGCCGCCCTCATCCAACCCGCACTGGAAACTTTTTAAGGAGGATCATGGAATCGTTGCAGATGGAGTCATCCGAGTCTACAGACTCAAAGTTGAAAACGGGTATCTATACCTTTCAGGGCTCTTTACTCAACGAACCGAAGGAGATCAGGACTACCGTGCATTGGGGCACTTTTCCGTTTCATACGTTCCATCTGCGTAGGGAGTTCGACAACTTGGCCTGTCTCACTATTTGGGACAAGCCTCTGCCAAAGCCCAGAGAAACCCAACGGGATCGATGGGCGAAGAGACCTTGCGTACTAAGGTTCCGCTTTTTCAGGGATATAGTGCGCTCGGCGATGGAGCATTTTCAATTTGTTCCATCTGAAGAACTTGGGTTGGTCTTCTATATGAAGATGCCCAAGCTGTCCAAGATCAAACAAGCTGAGAGGATTCATAAGCCTCATCAAGTACGCCCTGATCTGGACAATCTCGAAAAAGCCACTCTCGATGCATTGTATGCAGAAGATGCAGTGGTTTATCTGAAAACGGCTCTAAAGCTTTGGAGCCTTGAACCTCGAATCGAAATCTGGAATCTCAAATGAATCTAGCATGTGTCTCAGGAAACTTTGGGTTCGATCCCGAATTCAAAGTAAGCAACAACGGAACTCCCATCTTCACTGGGAGTCTATGTGTCCAAAACCGAAGTCGGAAGAAAACCAACTTCATCGACCTCGTTGCCTTCAACAAAACCGCAGAGTTGATGCGTGACCATTGTAAGAAAGGTTCGTTCCTTCTGGTCGAAGATGGTGAACTCGACATGGATGAATGGGTCAACAAAGAAGGGAAGAAGCAACGGAAGATCAAAATCATCGTCAATCGGATGAATCTGGGTCCTAAATCCAAACCTGAAGGAGAGGGAGGACAGGATGCAGACGGGTTTTAATGAGTTTAACAACTGGAACCATTTCAACTTCTGGAGCATCCAGAGGACCAAAAACACGATGGGTAAAAACTCAACAAACTATTGTTAGAACAGTTTGGTACGAAATTGATGATACCTATCAAGTGGACAGTATTTTCCACGCTTTTGGACATGGTTTAAAACGAAATGCAATTCATAGAAAAGAAACAGTCCATGAAGAATGCATCTCTAAAATTGTTGACGAAAAACCTAAATCATTAAAATGAGTGAAGTAACTGAAGGTATAGAGCTTCGAGAAGAGGCATTGAACCTCCTCGAAGAAAAACGCCATGAATGGATCGCAGAAGCACGTAGGTATGCGTTTAATCTGCTCTCCAGGCGTGGCATTAACGATCCTAATCCTAAAATAACGTCTGATGATTTATGGGCGTTATGCCCTCCTCCGAGTGAGATTAATCCTAAAGTCATGGGAGCAGTCTTTCGGAAGAATGCTGGATTCAAACCTCTTGGGTACGTTCCGTCAAAGCGGAAACAAGCCCATGCAAGGCCCATTCGTGAGTGGACGTTTGCTTGACCTCATGATGAGGGTCATCAAACGAGACGGTGACGAATGGAAATGCTCCGAGTGTGGATGCACGATCCAGCGAGGGGAAGAAACTCAATGCGACTGCACCGATCCAGACGGGTCGGAGCGGTTGCAGGAGTTATACAATATTGAAAATAATTTAAACTAAGGAAGAAATGGGTACAAACAAAATAACTAAAAATATAGCTAAAATTGTTAGGGCTTATGTAAGCCGTGATCAAGTCCAAATGGCTAAAGCTATCGGATGTTCTACTGGAACAATTACCGCTTTAGAATGTGGAAACTGGCAACCCCAAAAAGGAAAGATATTTGATTATTATGATACAATCTTCCGAGAAATACCAAAAGGTGATGTAGAGATTTTATCTAGTAATCTTGGTTTAGAGAAAAAGAAAGTTGTTACACCAAAACAATTTAAGCAAAAGAAAATTGAAGCTGGTTATCGTAATACTTCTGAGTATCAAATGCGCTTTTCTGGTGAAATGGCACGTTTCATACATGAAATGGCAAAATTTGGTATGTACGAAAATCCTAGTGAATATGTACGTGATTTGATTAGAAAGGACAGATTACAACATAAAATGAAAAAAGAAATTGAGAAAAAAGTTAAAACTCAGTTAGCCGCTTAAACTATTCGGTAAGGCCAGGATAATACTTGGCCTTGCCTTTCTCTTTGACCATCCGAAGAACTTCCTTCCTGTTATCTCCTACCGAACTGTAACTCACATGGACCCATCCTGAGTTGGGCCCTTCTTTCTGTCCAGTTATTTTAGATATTCTGTCAGGATTGTAATTTTCCAGAATTAGCTGATCGAATTCCAGATTCTTGGAAATCCATTGTGCCAATTCCAGATTACTGATTTTTTCACTAATGATTTCGATATCTGCCGCCGCAGAGGTTCCAGAACAGCAGTGTTGGGAATTTTTAGATCCACCAATCAGAGTGTTTAATGGTGGAGATCTGAAACAGGAGTTGACCTTAGTAGGGCCAAATTGATCTCTAACAGGCTGTAGGACCTTTAAAACCAAAGAAGTGATACGAGATACTGCATTGATGTCTAAATGTTCTTCCTGATCGATTCCTGCATGAATTGCATCAGTCGAATAAACCAGTTCTTGTAAGCTAAAATTGTGGCTTATTCTCATTGCTAACCAATTATTTTCCTTTGACCAAATCAATGAAGGAATTAAATTTATGAGAAGCATCAGCACCAACGCTCTCATTAATTTGATCCAATATTTCTGTTGAAAACTTATCAACTGGATCAGCAATTTTTGCTTTAACAATTTCTTCAACATCCTTTGATGAAGCCGAGTTCTTGTCAGAATCGACAAGACCTTGTATCACGCTAACCAGTGATAAAACCTGTTGTGCCATAGCGAGTGCTGGAAGCATGTCTTTCCTTTCTTCGTCTTTCTGATGGTTGTCATAGTTATCCCTTACAAAAAAATCATAAAGCCAACTGAAATGGTTCACTTAGTTTCTTGCTCAGGATGTGGTGGTATTGGATTCTTTTCTTCTTCTTGATGAAGATCACCCCCAGATTCAAAATAGAATTTGGCAATTCCAGCCAGAATCGGAATAAAAGCTCCAATCAAAATGTTCAATAAATCTTTTGAGGATGTTGGTAGTTCTTCTGCCGATCCAAGCATAATATGAACAATATAGCTAAAGATGCCTAATGCAAATAATCCTATGACAAACCGAGCAACGAATCTAAATACCTGAATTCTCTCATTTACCGACATGGTTTGTTTAATCGGTTTTGGAGGATCAGGTTTGGTTACCGTTGTAACAGTCGTTTCTTTAGCCATTATCGTTTATTTGCAATGAGGGCTTCTGCCATTCCTTTGATTTCCATGCTCAAGCGTTCATTTGTTTTAGCAACATCTTTAAAGGCTACACTCAATCCATTAACTGCATCCGAAGTAATACTGTTCTGTTTATTCTGTTCCTTGATCACATCAATAAGCCGTTCATCCCCCCTAGTATCTTTTTCTTCCCACCTAATAATTTCTTCTTTATGGCTCTGTTGAGTCTTAAAAATGTACCAACACATGATTCCAATAATCACCGCTGGCAATCCTATCCTCTCAACTAGAACCAAAATAGAATCTAGTTCCATAATGCTTTGAGGTGCAGGAGGATGATGCCCTGAAGCAAATAAATCAAACATCTAAGGCTTTGGATACTTATCTTTTACTGCTTTAATCTTAGCTTTCCAACCATCCATATCATGGTAAATCTGATCAAGCTGTTCTGGAATTGGGTCATAAGCAGACGCTCGGTCACGTTTGTATTGGTTGTTATTAAATTCATTAATTTTTTTATCGATCTCGCTTTGAGTTGGTGCGTCTTCAGGATTATTCCAGCTTGCTAAGTCGTTTTTCTCATAGTCCCAACTAAACGCCTTACCAAACGATGCGTAAACTTCATTTAGTGTTTTCATTTTACGTTTTATATACAAGTGCATTCATATTTATAGGCCAATTTGTATGACCTTCCCAACGACCAGATCCTCCGTGACTTTTAATGGCAAGTTTAAACGATAAGGTTTGAGTTGAACCTGAAGAGTTCGCCACCCTTCCCTCTACAAAAGCCGTGATTGCTAAAGTCCCAGAGGATAGATCAGTGTAAGGTGATGCCCCTGCTATCAGATTATCAGATGTATCTGGCGCAGAGTTATCTGTAGTGTAGAATAGTGCATAAACGAAATTATAGCCTGTGCCACTTGAAAGAACCCAACTCCGTCCTCCGTTAGCTGATAAAATCGCAGTGTATCCGTCAGGTAAAGAGATCGAACTTAACGCAGTTCCCCAAACACCAGAACTTGAACCAATTACACCTGAGTCGGTTGTTTCTTGTCTGTGATATAATTTTACTGGCATTCCTGACTTAGAAATCGTCGCATTACTCCCAACTGTTCCATTAAATGTGCCAGTATCAATTGATCCAGTTATATCAATCGTGTCATCATTATTTAATTGAATTTTAGCACCAGCATCATCGTTCTGAAGGATTAAATTTCCCCCAGAGGTTGGTTTAACTGTTAAATCACCCATGTTGTTCCTTTATGGTCCTGTGATGGTGGTGTTTCCACCTGAATAAGAAATTGCTAAAAAAGTAGTTCCGTCATCTTTGTAAGTAACATCACCTCCGTTGACATCAACTGTTAAATCTCCATCTATATCAAAAGTGAAGTTTCCGTCATCAGCTATTTGTCCATCCGTAACAACTGTTCCTCCAATAGTAAAATCTGTAGTTGCATCACACGTTGTAAATTTGCCTGTTGTGTGAGAAGAACTGCCAATAGTTGTTCCATCAATAGATCCTCCATCAATATCTGGAGTATTGATATCTGGTGATGTAAGAGTTTTTTGAGTTAAAGTATCTGTAGTATCTCTTGCTACAAGAGTATCCGTAGCTGAAGGTAAAGTTAGTGTTACATCAGCAGTTGATGCAGGACCTTTAAGAGTTACAGCATTTGTTCCATTGTCTGTATCTTCTTTAAAGAGAATTGATCCTGCTGAAGATGCTGATCCTGTTAATACTGGAGCCGTTAAGCTTTTATTCGTTAAAGTCTGAGTGCCAGTAGGAGTAACAAAAGATGAACCGCCGACTGAAACTGGTCCCGATTCAGTAGTAGACCCCGAGCCTGTTAAAGTCCCATCTCCAGTAATGATTTCTGCACAAATGAGAGTTCCATTATTCTCAAGAATCTTACCATTCAAATCTATCTTGTATGGAGTGATGTAAGTTTGACCTGAACCAATAGTAAGGTTTGCAGTAAGCTTTACATTGAACCCTCCTGCATCAATGACCGCAGACCATTTTCCTGCGGTAACATCGGTTGTAAAGTTATCTGATTCATGTTCTGTCGTGCAGATATAGACTGCTCCTGTGTCATTCTGACGGATCAGATCCCTGACATAATAAGTCGTATCCGTGGCCCAGGCTCCTTGCCAGACCCCGATTTCCTGAGTGGCAGACAACTGTCCTGATGAGTTAAATGCGAGCAGTTTATTGGCACGATCTGCGGCAACATCAGAGATTTCCGTTTCCGCAGTCGTAACCGATGTCACTGTATCGGCAAAACGAATAGTACGATCTCTATCTGTAGATAACTGCTGGGACTGCATCGTACTGCGGTCAAAGGATGCTTCCAGAGTTTCTGCATCCAAAGCCGTATTATTCTGATAATCGGTTGGCTGGGTATAAGGGACATTTCTGACCAGGACCACATTGGCTGTTCCCGAAGCAGGGAAGTTCCCAGCAGTAAATGTAACCGTTGCATTGGTTGTGGTTCCTGCGTTGGCAACCGTGTAATGCGTAGTCAATGTTTTAAGAACACCTCCTACATAAACCTGAAGATCACTGTCTGCAAGAACTCGGAATCCGCATTGAAACGGTCCTGCGGTTCCGTTTCCGTTTAATTCTGCCCGTGATGTCGTTGTTGTAACGGTCATTTCACCTCACTAATGTTGATATCACGTCTCCCATGTGTCTGGGTCCACCTTCTCTGACAAACTCGGAGGGATCACCCCATGGAGAGACAAAAGGCAACCCGATATCGATGTATTCCTGATCCCGATCATATTTGTACCAGTTCTCTAGTCGTTGCAGTGACCCTGGATTCAGATGTTCACGCACTTGCCAATCAATGAAGTAGTTATATGCCCATTCGGTATAGAAAAGATTGGCATACGGAGTGTTTGACTTTAGAGCTTTCCATGCTTCCCATGCAGTCACATCATCAGACATCATTCCTGCAAACATAGTTGCAAAATCCTTATAGGTGCTGTAATGGGTTCCAAGGATTTCTTCATCGAGTTTACCATAGTAAGTTCCGTATTCTGCCGCTAAACCATCACCCATGAATCCAAGCACTCCAGATTGACGGAGCATATCGAAGTAGGTTCGGGGGTCATCGAGGGGCCTCCTTGTTTTTCCTGCCGCCAGATCTTTCAGGGAGAGCGAGGCATATCCGAATCCCATTGCACCAAGGGTATGGTAGGTAGAAGACTTGATTCCCATTTCATACATTCGAGGCGCAAGGTTGTTCCACATTGCCACCTGATAGGTCCTGAACTGCATGAAACCCTGTGCGGCCGCACCTGGAATCGTTCCTCTCTGGAACGTCCTCATCATCATCGCTCTGTCACCAACTCCGATCTCTGGAACCCCGATACGGGATTCATTGACGAAAAATAAAGAAAGTTTGTCGGAAAGTCTTGAATCTGCCGCAGTTCCATTCTGTAAGACCCAATCAGGCGTGATGAATCGTTCATCAGGAAAGTTGGTTCCTTTGAGATCAGGTTCATTCTTGACTAAATCTGATATTTTGAAACTTCCTATTTCCTGGAGTCTTCCCCAATCTTTTTCATTGATTCCATATTGTTCGACAACCCGTTTGAAGTTTCCGTCCAGGTTGTTCCATCCTGTTCTCAGATTCTTGGAAAAGTGCATGGAAGACATTGCAGAGAACGCTTCCCGTGACCAATCGGTCCATGCATTAAGCCCGTTTCTAACGAAGAACTTGTCTACAGCATCCGACATCATTCCAGGAAGGGCATCATAGATGGTGAAACGTGATGCGGCAGAGCCTAAGATGGAGTCTGCACCGACTCCAAGCATTCGGTAAACGTACTTTCTTTCTGCTTCTGGAATCTGTCTTCCAAGGTTTTTCAGCATTCCTGTGTAGGCACTGAATCCGTGGACTCCCATGTGATTCAGAGTCATCGAAGCCGTAGCCATGTCCGTCAGGGAAGACAATGCGGCTTTTCCAAGTTTGGACAGGATATTAAGCCCTGAAATAAAATTAACGAATTTGGCAAGTCCTGGCTTTCCTATGATGAATGCTTCTCCTGTCAGGTGGGCAAATCTGGCTCTAAAACCATTTTCTTCCCATGCCGACATTTCCTTTCCTTCGGATTTTAATTTGGTCTTAATCTCATCAACCATGGTCTGGAAGGTTTCATGAGGATTAGGACCCATAAAATCCATCAGCACGGATCGGTTGGTCTGGACTTCGAGGTCGTTGAATATCGCATGGATCGGAGATTGGTGGCCGTAGAGTTCGTTATATTGAAGCCATGAATCAGAATCTTTGAAGATTAACTCTCTTCCATGTTCAAACTGTTCTCCGACTGCTTCTGACATCCTGAATTTAGACGTGTCGTATTGCTTTGATGCCTTCGTTCTTCCATCAAAGACTTTGCCCAGATATTCATCAATGGTCATTTTGTGACCAGGAAGAACCACTCCTGGAGCAATCACTTTTTTGGGAACATTTTTCAGTTTGGTTTTTTCCCAATCAATCAACCCTCGAACATCTTTGATCCATTGATCTTTGTTGGCTTTTGCCATCCGATACGGGTCATGCCATTGGGTTGCTACGTGATCGGCTCGGTATCTCACAGCAACCCCAGATCGGTTCAGGTCGAGAATGATCCGTTGTTTGGCATCCACAATCGACTTTGCCATCTGAAAAGCGATCTTGTTCCCTGTCTTCATCTTCCCGTCAAAGGGGTAAAGCTCCTTAACTAAATCTCTCTGAAACGCCCGTGATTGAAGGATTCTTCTCAGGGCTCTGGAGGATAGCCCTGTTTCTGCAAAGATCTTCCCATGCATCGTTTTAAGCTTTGCACGTTGCATTGTGCCGATGGAATAAAGGAAACCCTCCTTTTTCCGAGTCGATCCTGTCAAAAAGGCTTTGAAGTTGCGGATGTATTTATTGTCATCAAATACCCGTCTTCTCATTTCCTTCATCACAGAGGCTTTTTTTACCGCACTGACTGCCGCCATTTGGGTCGTGAAATCAATATCTGGAAGATCCTGGTTGATCTGCTTGAGGATGCTCTGAAAATCATCTCCTTCACTGATCCGAGTCTGAATGTCATCCG